TACTATGAGAACCAGTTCTGCCCGAAAAGTTCGTGCGATCCGTGATGTAAGAATACTGTTCACGGAGACTGGCCCTCCGGATTCCCGACCGGTGTTTTAGACCCGGTAACGTTGTTGTGAGAACCCCGACCATAAGGTCAGAACCCTCATCCTCCATCAAGTTCATCTCGCTCGTCAGCCGACTAGTCAACTGCCATGCTCTCTTACTTGCTCGCCGCTGTTCGCATTTTGGACACATTAGGTGTCTACTGCACAACGACGTATCGTACCGATCTTTACTGCTGCCAAGACAGCCCTCATGGGCGTATGCGATCGGATCCGCTATTTTCCATTTCATTCCAAAAGACCTCCGTCAAAACATGTGTTATTTTTCCGCAGGTTCTGTATATTAACAAGGGTTTCTATCCGTGTCAAAAGGGACCGGCGGGGGTCCCTTTTTCCCGTGTGCCTCACCAATCGAGAAGATTGGGGGTCCCACATGGTACGCAGTCCCATCTTTTTCACCTCAGACACTTAGGGCATCTGGTGTTCAACGGGTATGCCATATAGGTATGGCCGCACGATCTACAGAGATATGTTCGAGCAACATGAATACTCATTCTTCTTCCTCCTTACCTGGTACGTTGTCCAGATAAACAGTCAATTCATCAGCAGTCCATTCCTGATGTAAAACATTGGCGGGTCGCCATGTCCATTTGCCATTCCGCTTAACTCTCCAGTAGAGTTTAGCCATCATTCTTTCCTCCTATGTTCATCACATGCGTATATTGTGCATTTAGGACATGCCCTACGCATTCGATCAGTTCTTACACGCTTCATAAAGCGTTCATATCCAGATGGGCTCTTAGGTTTCTTCGCCATGTATACAGACAAGGACTGTGTATACATAAGGATTGTGTATACCAGGTATACTATTCAATCCATTCGTAGCCACATGAGTAGCAACGGCAATGGTGCATTATCTCGTTCTTCGTATACGCAGGGTCTACGAGACCGATATCTTTCGCTTTGAGGTTGAAACCACAGCGATCGCAATGGACAGGTTCCTTGCTGGTCATGATTAGCACATGCCTTGGCCATACGTGGCTGCCTGTTCCAGGACACCCATCGAATGCAAAACAAAAACACCGAGGAGGTAGGAGACGTTGTTTTCCTTTATGTGCCGAAGGACGCTTAGCGCCTTGGCAGCCTGCATGGCTTGAGAAGTTTCTTCGCCTTGCATCGTGATCACTCCAACATAGATGGAGCCTTCACTCCTTTGTAATCGCCGCCTTTGACTTCAATGGATAAGTTACCATTGTATTCAGATACGGCTGCTCCGTCAATGATAACCATGCCACACGGTGCTTTGAAGAATCCCGTGGACAATCGTTGACGTCCGGGCCCAAGGTGGAGAGTTCCTACCTTGACCCATATGTTCTGCCCAATATCTTGCGCATCATACGGCGGTTGGTTGCCATCACCCTGCAGTGCAGAGGCTGCTCCTGCCTCAAGGTTTGGCAGAAGACCGTTGTAAGGACCGGTGGCTGGATATGTAGGATCCCATGACGTATTTCCGGCAGCGTCATACTCTTCGATGATAGAATAATCAGATGCAGTCCCTGGGCCCCACGTAAAGAGACGTGTTGCTCCGGCCTGGTCGACAACTTTGGAGTTGACGAACTCGCCAGCAGTATATGGGGTTGCTGCGAGCGTTCCCTTAAGGAAGGTAGTTGCTTGGTATGTACCAGTACCGGACACACCCGTCTTCACTCTGAAATCATTCCAACGTGCAACCTTGCCATTAAGCATTTCTTTCTCTTCTGCATTGCTTTCGTCAAAAGCATCCTTTGCCATTTGCAATGCATTGTGAACCATCCACGTGTCGGCAAGAGCGTACACGTCTAAGGATGTATTATCGGGTAGATCAGCGTCAACACTGATACTCACTTCATAAACTCTTGATTGGCGATACAATCTATGATTCATCTGACTCAATAGTTTTGGGACGTCTGCAAGGACTCGGTTGCCCGCCGGTAGCGGCTGAGTCAACATACATTCTCGCAAAACAGGGTAGTGCTTCATTTTCTTCTTGGAGGCCATGTGTCAGGCCTCTTCCACCACAGTCTAAAAAGTTTAGGGCAGTGGCTCGCTTCGCATCCAAAGTCCCATAGGACGGGACAATCTTGGATATTTTCCACTAAAGCCGTTAAAAAACTTAGATAATTCTAACCTTTTTTGCCTTGGTGCTTTTATTGGCTTCGTCATGTACGCAACCTTAGATGCATACTTGATTGTCTGGGCAAACTCGTGCGGTTCTGCCCAATCCAGCGAATATCGTCGTCCGAGTCCAAAGTGCTCGAACTGTTTGTCATTAGATCCAACTACCTCGGTTCTGTCAAGCAACTCCGATGCCTCCCAAATTCTATCCTTGGTCTCCAATATATCGTTAGACCAACACGCTTTGTCTGCCAAGATAATTGAGTGGTTGTGAACATTCCACCAATTCCCTTTGTCGTTCCAGGTAAACTCCAGGTTGTGACATCCAGCATGCACACCCATATCTCGTAATGCGGTATTGAGACCACGCATACTATGAGAACCAGTTCTGCCCGAAAAGTTCGTGCGATCCGTGATGTAAGAATACTGTTCACGGAGACTGGCCCTCCGGATTCCCGACCGGTGTTTTAGACCCGGTAACGTTGTTGTGAGAACCCC